CGAGCCGAGGTTCGAGAACTCGCCCTGCGGCATCTGGGTGATGTTGGCGAACTGGGCGAGCATCGACGCGCCCTCCTCGCCTGCGAGGTTCGTCGAGTTGCCGAGGTCGATGATCGTCTTCGTGAACGACAGCACGCTGCCGGTCTGGATCCCGAGCTGCCCGGCGGCCTCGGCGATCCCCGCGATCTCCTCGCGGCTCGCCGGGGTGTTGTTCGCCATGTCGATGATGCCCTGCCGCAGCCCGGCGAGCTCCTGCTGGGTACCGTTGACGGTCTTCGTGACCCCAGCGAACGACGACTCGAAGTCGATCGCGGACTTCGCCGCCACCGTGCCGATCGCTGCGATCGGCAGGGTCAGGCCCATGGTCATCTTCGACCCGACCGACGACGCCTGGTCGGCGAACCCCGACACCCGCGACACACGGCCGGCCACCCGTTCGGTCGCGACCGCGGCCCGGTCCATGCCGCGCTCGTACGCATCCGTGATCGCCCGCAGGCGGACTGATAGGACGCGTTCAGTCATCAGCCCTCCCGGACAGTTCCACGGCCATCACCAGACCGGCGGTCTCACCCGAGCCCTCGACGAAGGCCCGCTTCTCCAACTCGATCGCTTCGCACGCGTGGCACCGGACCGGTACCGCGTCGTACTCGGCGTCGGGGTCCATCGACTCGGTGCGCGGCTGACCGCAGCCCGAGCACAGCTCCCTCGACCAGCGGAGCCATTCGAGCGCCGCTGTCGTGTCCTCGGGGAGCCACTGGGGCTCGCCGGGCTCTACGACTCGTCCGAGGAAGACGCTGCGAGGGATCCCTCGCTCGCAACAGAACTCGAGGATGTCCCGCTCGGGTCCTCCGCGGAGGAGCGCCTCACGGATTTTGGGGCGTCATCAGCCCCGATGTTCACCGCGACCGCACCCTGCCAGAGCTTCCCGAACTGCGAGTCGGACAGAAGCTCGTAGAGCTTGCGTGACTCGGCCGGGCTGATCGCCGGGGACACCGCTGACGCTGCGATGAGCGCCACCGGGAAGTTCTCCGGGTTGAAATCGAGCCGGTCGTCGCGGTCCTGTGCCCGGGGCCGGTTCTCCTTGCGGGTGATCAGCTTCCGGTAGTCGTTCGACGGGATGCCTTGGAACGTGAACGGCCTGGTGCTCGCCGCGATCTGTTCCTCGACCTCGGCGATCTGGTCGAGGATGCGTGGTGCCTGCGGGTGGCGCACCTCGACGTCGTCGTCCTTCGCAGCGATCTGGTAGTCGTGCTGCAGCTGAGAGTGCAACGCGAGCAGATCGGCGCGCATCGTGACGTGCACGGTGACCCTCGGGGGCTGGTAGCCCCCGAGGAAGTCATCGATGGAGCCGCTCACGCTGCGACGACAGCCTTCAGGTTGGGCGCCGACGTGACGGCAAGCGACACGGCGAACCGCTGCTGCTCGTTCGCTGCGGACGGCTGCATGACCGGCTGGTGCATCTGCGCCGGGTACACCTCGACGCGCTGCGCCGCGGCCCATGCGGTCGCCACGGCGATGCCGCGACGAACCACGATGTGACCGTTGGTGCCGTACACGAACAGCGTCCACGCGTCGTCGTCGGCGGCGACGGAGTCACGGAACATGGTGAGCTCGAGCGCACCGCCCCACGAGCCGACCAGCTGTGCGTCGAACGTCTCGGCGATCGTCGCCGAGTCGACCATGTTCTGGTTCTGCGGGGTGTTCAGTCCGTCCTTGGTGACGAAGTTGGTGAGCGGGGTGCCGGCGCCGAGCTCGGCGGCGGTCGGTGCCGCGATGTCGGCGATGGTGGTGACCCACTCGATGCGGGTGTAACCCTCGTACACGAAACGTGCCATTGATCAGTCCTCCTGGGACTCGGGGATGACGCTCTCGGGCGTCGTGGTGGTGGACCGTCGCGGGCGACGTGTGGCCGGCTTGTCAGCCGTGGGGTTCTCGGCCCGGCGCCAGCCGGACTTCTCGTAGACCGACAGGGCCGCCTCGGGGACGGTCGCTGTCAGCCCGCCGTCGTGGATCACGTCGACGAACTCATCGGCCATGACGGCCTCCTTGTGGTGCGCCCCGTCAGGCGGGGGTGGTGGTCACTCGGAACCGGTCGGTCGTGATGAACACGACCGGTTCGACGGTGTCGTCGCGTCGGCATCCGTTGAGGACGTCGACGCGGACGATGCAGACGCTGCGCCCGGTCACGGTCAACGCTCCGGGGGCGCACAGCGCGACGCGTGCGACGTCGCCGACCGCTTCGGCCTGCTCGCGTGTCGCTCCGACACCGGTGATCTGGTACAGCGAATCGGCGTCGTCGTCAGGTGCGCTGATCGGGCCGTCGGTGTTGCCGCCGGCGAGCGCGTGAACCACTGCGTACGGCACGAAACTGGACAGCCCTGCGGCGCCCTGCCAGCCGCTGCCGGTCGGCTGCTCGCCGTCGCCGACGGCCAGGTCCGCTGCTTCGAGCTCGGCGATCAAAGCGTCGGTGACGACCCTGTTCGCGACGACGCCCATCAGAGATCCGCGACGATCCGCTCGAGGTCCGCGACGAACAGCGGGGACACCTCGTTCAGCGCGGCGAGGAGCAGCGGCCGGGGAGGCATGTCGGACGTGCCGAACTCGTAGAACAGCCCGACGGGCTTTCCGTCGGGGTCGGGCGGCGAGTACACCCGGCGGCTCAGACCGCGGGTGTCGTAGCGGATGCCCTCGGCGGTGCCGAGCCACGGCCGGTCCTGCGCGGCGGACGCTCGGGCCTTCTCGGCGACCTGCCTGGTGTGGCGGGTCAGGCTGCCGCTGATCTTGCGCGACGTGCCCTTGGGCGCCTCGGCGAGCTCGACGCCGAACTTGCGGAGATCGGAGGTGTCGAAATCAGCCACGGTCGATCACCTCCTCGACGACGAGCCGCTGGTCGATCTGCCACGAACCTGCCGGCACCGACGTGACACGCCACGACCTTGTCGTGATGTGCGGATCGTCCGACACCGTCACCTGAGCGACATCGCCAACGGCGAACGGGCCTTCGTCGTACGGGACGGTCAGGACGTACTGGTCGGCAGTGACCGGTGTGTCGTCGCGCCGCTGGGCGTCGGAACGTGTCGACGCCGGCCGGATGCGGCACTTCCCGGTGTAGACCGTCGTCGGCGTTGACGGCGTGTAGAGCAGCGTCTCAGCGTCGAGGTCCGCTGTGCCTGGATAGTCGAGCCGCTTCACGGTGCAGGTGTCCGGCATCGCCAGACCCGACGTGTACCGCAACGCCTCCAACTCTTCAGCGGCGAAGTCGGTCACGTCCGTGTCGACGTCGACAAGCGACGCCGAAACCTGTCAGCCATCGCCATGCATGTCGCAGCGACCTGCGCCCGCTGGAACTGCTGACCGTCCGTCGTGAACGTGTACCGCGACGACGCAACAGCAGCTTTGGCTTCCCATGCGAACATGGCGGCGAGGTCAAGGTTGTACGTCGGAGCCCACGCCGTGCCGTTGTCGACCCAGACCACCTGATAGTCGGTGACCCTGCGACGATCATCGCGAGGCAACGCCGACAGGTCAGGCCACGACGGCTCCACTGTCCCGGTGGTGCCACCGACGACACATCGCCAGTAGCGACCCGATTCGACAATCACCGCGCCGGGCAGAACAGCGGTAGCCGACGTCCAGCCGGCCGCTGTCGCCGCGTTCTCCTGGGTGTTCCCAGCAAGATCGACGACAGCGGACCGGCTCAGGATGTCAGCGAGTTCTCCCGCGTCAAGGGCAGGGTCCTCCGTCGACGCGCACATGGCGCCGAGACGTGCGAGGGCCTGAGCCTTGTTCACGAAGACCCGTCAGTCCTCTGCGTCGGCCGGCTTGGCCTTCGCTGGCGCGCGGCGGGCGGTAGCGGGAGCGGGGAGCTCCCACCGGTAGCCCTGTGACGGGTCGCCCTCGACGTTGTCGACCTTCACGGGTTCAACGTCGAGGGCGACCAGATCGCCGCGCTCCACCTTCTCGTCATGACGCTCGCGCTGCATCGTCCCTTCGCGGGGCACGTCGAGCTCGAAGATCACTCCCGAGTTGGAGCGGAAGAAGTCGCCCATCAGACGTTCCGGGGGACGCGGTAGGCGGTGACGGTGCCGGCGAACGAGGCGGCGAGGTCGATGTTGACCGAACCGTCGGACTGCACGAACCGTGCCGACTCGAGCGGGCCGACCCACACGACACCAGTGGTGGCGGGGACCGTCACGGCGAGGTTGCCCTGACCGGCGGACAGCGCGGGCGGCGAATCGCCAGCGACGATCGTCGCTACACGGTCGGAACCGTTGGTGTTCGCGAAGCGCAGGATCAGCTCTTCGCAGGGGACGCCGGTGACGACGTGATCGTTGGTGGGGTCGGCGGTGGTGCCCGCGGGCTCCGTGACGCCGGTGTTGGCGGTGAGGGTGGTCACCGTGACTGCTGTGCGTGCCATCTCAGGCACCTCCTATGGATCGAACGGGTTGTGGGTGAACAGGTCAGCCCCCGGCACGCGATGTGCCGGGGGCTGGTCATCAGGTGATGGAAGCGACGACGGTCGCGATGCCCGACGGGCGGACCAGCTTGGCGCCGTAGACGTGCAGGCCCTTGAGGGCGTCGGAGAACGCCGACTCGGGGCGGTACGCCTCGACCTTGACGATCTGCTCAGCGAAGCTGATCGCGCCGGGGTAGCCGGCGATGACGGCGTAGTCGTCACCGGTCACGAGCGGAGCGTTGTTCGACACGAGCAGATCGAAGCCGAGCAGACGTCCCACGGAACCGTTGCGGAGTCCCTCGGCGGTGCCGGCGGCGTCGACCTGGATCAGACCAGCACGCTCCAACAGCAGCCCGTGGTACCACGGCGGGATCACGCAGTAGCGGCCCTCGCGGGGCACGTTGGCCTCGTCGAGCTTCACCATCAGCTTGCGGATCTGGGTGAACGCCAGGTCGGCGGTCGTCACGGAGACGGTGCCGATCTGGTTCGCCGAGTCGGCGCCCGTGTAGAGGCCGGCGACGTACTGGTCGGCGGTGTCGGCCAGCCCGTAGGCGGACTCCGACGCTGCCTCGTTCATCAGGGCGCCACCATCGGCGGACTGACGCAGGTCGATGTCGTCGACCTCGAACGCGAAGTACTTCGACTGGTCGATGAGCAGCGCCCGCTGGGCGTCGGTCAGCGTCTCCGGGGTGATCGTGGTCGAGTCCTTCGTGTACGACCCGATGGTCGGACGGGAGATCGACGTGATGCGGACGGTGTCGCCCTTGGCAGACACCTCGCCCTCGTAGTTGCGGTTCACGACGGACGGACCGGCGTAGACGAGGGCCTTCTTGAGGGACGAGAGGACCTGGGCGGACCAGACCTCCGGGATGAAGTTGGTGATCGCCATGTCGGCGTTCCTCCTAGGTTCAGGTGCGGGTGGTCACGCCGAGGAGGTCGTCGAGGTGACCACCTTCACGGAGTGTGTTGATCTCGTCGGGCGACTTGCTCGAGAGCTCTGATCTGTCCTTGACCTGCCAGGGCCGGCCGGGGGTGTCCCCGGTGCCGTTGCCTCGGGCGCCACCGTCGAACGACGACGGTGTGGCGGCACCCTTGAGGTACGGCTTGGCTGCGAGCAGTTCTGCTACCGCCGTGTCCGCGCCTGTGACCCGACCGGCGTCGTCGATGGTCACTGCGTTCTTGTCGAGAAGGGTGATGACGGCGTCGACATCGACGGCGCCTGCCTTCGCGGCTTCGTTGGTGACCGCTGAGCGGATCACCTGATCTGCGAGCGTCCACGCCATGCCCTCGGCACGGCGGGTCGCTTCGGTTGCCTCGCGGCGGAGACGTTCTGTCTCCGTTTCGTTCTCCTGCTCGATGGTGGCGAGCCGGGCGGCCTTGGCCTTCAGGTCGTCGTAGTCGGCGAACTTCTCGCGCTCGCGCTGCAGGCGCGGGCCGAGCATCCGGTCGAACTCCTCTTGGGTCTGCGGCGCCTTGAACGCTGGCGGCGCGGGAGGATCGGCTGGGGGTGCGTCGCCGGATGCGGGCGCGGCGGGCGGGACGACTGCGTCGTCATTCATGGGGTGTTGCCTCCGGGTGGAGTGGACCGCCGCACGGTGCGGCGTGGGGTGTTACATGACTGCAGGGACGGTCACGCAGTGGCACTTGGTGTGCAGCGGACGCAGATCAGCGGCCCGGTAGACCTGCTGTGAAGCGGTCAGACAGAACGAACAGGCACCGGGATTCGGGCGCCGGCTGTACCTGTCGATCCCATGACGGGCCGCCGCAGCCTTGTTCGACTCAGCGGCCGCCAACATGACGTCACGGTCCGCGATCTGACCGGCATCAGCCCTGTCTGCAGCGGCGGCGAGGATGTCGCCGAAGTCGGAGCCGCCCCTGACACGGGCCATGACCGCTTCGATGTCGACTGGGTCAACGATGGCAAGCTCACCGGTAGCGAGCTGGACGTACGAATCGACGAACGACGCAGTGAGCTGCGCGGCGGACTGCGACGCAGCACGCACGGTTGTCGCGGTTTCGGTGAGGGTGCCGGCGTCGAACGCTGCACTGGCGACCGTTTCTGCGGAACCAGCGAGACGGATCAGGGCCGACTGGTAGGTGGCGGCGAGCCGGTCGAGCACGGCGGCGGAAGCCGCCACGTCACACCGTCTCTACGGCAGGCGCAGGCTCGGCAGGCATCGGGTCGACGCCAGTGCCGGCGACAGCGCGGTTCAGGGCTTCCTCGAGGAGCATCGTCTTGAATCGGGCGATCTGCTCCGGGGTGTACCCGGCGTCCTCCCAGAGCTGAGGCATCGGCACACCGATCGACAGCTTCTTGACGAGCGAGTCGACATGCTCCGATTCGGTGCGGGACTCCGGGTCGGCCCAGATCGTCTCCGCGGACATCGCGTCGGCGCGGGCGTCGCCCTGCGCCTTGAACCCGAGCCGGATGACCTCTTCCCACGACTCGCCGAAATGGCGGCGCTGCGACTTGACCTTCGCGATCAGGCCCGTCTCGGTCGCCTTCAGCGACTCACCGGACGGGAACTGGCCCATCCCGCCGAGCAGGTAATGAGGTGGTGTGCGCGAACGCGAGGCGAGCGACTGGATACGGTTCTCCAACGCTGTGACGTACGCCTTCAGGTCGTTCGATCCGAACTCGCCGAACTTCGCCTCAGAATCAGGGGTCGCCCAGAGACGATCGACAGCAGCCTTAAACGGCGCCTTGTCCTCACCGGTCGTCTCGTCCATCGCGACTTCGACACCGGTCGCCCAACGCTGCCTGAACGCCTGAAACTCCGAGGCGACGATCATGTCGCAAACCAGCTTGTTGATCTGATCCTGAGTCGACGTGACGTTGGCGAGCTCGGAACGGCCGCCGCCGAACAGGTTCGGACGGTTGATGAGCGGCACCATCGGCACTTCACCGAACGGGTTGGGGTCGCCGTCGACCTCGCGCCACTGCGCCGACGAGTCACTCTGACGCCACCGGTACAGACCGTCAGGCAGGTACAGGGTGCAGGCTTCCTCGCCTGTCCATTCGTCCTTCCACCGCTTCAACGCAGCGAGACGGCGGCGGCGGTCGCCGGGATCGCACGCGACGATCACTTGAGACGGATGCTCGACGGTGATCTTTGACCACTTCTCGCCCTTCGCTGGCGGCGCCACCAGAGCGAACGCACGCTCGCAGGTGATCGCTGTCGTGTGGGCGAGGTCGGAGTCGGCGTCCATGAACGACGCCTGCCACATCGCGTGAGCGTCCTCGTCGCCGGCCGGGTCTTCACCGATGCGGAACCCGTTGACGATCATCCGCTCAGACTCAGCATCGACGACCAACTGCATCCAGTTGTCGACGATCGCGCCGAGCATCCTGCCGAACGTCTCGCGGTACTTGTCAGTCACCACCCCAAAGTCAGGATGAACACCGTCGTAGTACCGCTGGAACTGTTCCGCCGTGCGGGCCTGCGTCTCTAGGCGTGGGAGAAGGAGTTCACGCCACCAGGCGGGCGACTGCACGACGTTGTCCACGTTCGCCCTCCCTAGAAGGTCATCAGCCGCTTTGATCGGGCGGGCTTGCGGTTCAGAGCACCTGCTGCGACGGCGTCGCCGCGGGCTTCCCACGACAGGCATCCGGCCATCGCGAGGTCGATCTTGCGGGGCGAGTCCGCACGATCCTTGGAGATGAGCCACAGCGGGTGGCCCTGGTCGTCGAGCATCCCGGTCTGGCCGACACGGCGGGCGTTCCCGACGTGCGTCTCGTACACGTCAGCGTGCTCGCCGCCGTACGACATCGCAGAGTCGGTCATCGCTGTGCGGTACGACTGCAGGGCGAACGCCATCGGCCGGCGACGGTTCGTCCACCACGGGATGACCTTCGGCTTGCCCTTCGGATCAGTGAACCGGCCGACCCACGCGTCGATCGTTGAATCCCAGTAGGGCGGGTCGCAGTACGCCGACCACACATCCCACAGGTCGAAACAGGCGGCCATCGCCTCGTCGACCTCACGCTCGCTGATCTCCCAGTCGTCATCGACATGGAGATGAGCGGGCCGTTCCCACACCTCGCTGACAACCTGATGGCCTGTCTCGACGTCGGTGGCGACGATCCCTGTCGAGTCACGGTGGCGTGCCCCGTCGAACCCGAGCGTCACCAGACGACCGGGAACGATCCCGTCGGCGGTGCGTAGCTTCTTGAACTGCACCAGATCGAACGCAGCGTCCGCAGCGGCGACGACACGGTTCCCGAAGAACCGTTCCGCCTGACCGGGATCGCCCTTCGCAGCGAGCCGTTCACAGTCCGCTTCGATGCGATCTAGGTCGACCCACGGCGCACCCGAGTATGCGTGTTTCAGGATGCGGCGACGTTCACGCTTGTTTGCCCATGACCCCGGCAACGGCTCCGGGTAGTCGATGTGGACATCGGTCGGCGTCTTCTCGATGTCCAACTGGGCGACCGATGCTTCGACCGGGTCGAACGCGTTGGTCGTCGCTTGCCACCGTCCGCCCGTACCGGCGAGGTTGCGTCGCTGGTTGTCAGCGAGACGGTGCCCGCCGTTGCGGTCCGTCCATGAGTGCGTCTCGTCCTGCGCCGCGTAGGTGATGCGCTGACCGAGTCTCGAGCGGGCCGACGCCGTCACCGGTTCGATCAGCCCACCGTTCGGCAGATTGATGCGGGTCAGCCCGGTGTCGGGGATGTCCGCAGCGATGTCGCCGAGCTCGATCATCGGGACGAGCGCCCGCCAGATGTTGTCGGTCTGGTCCTCCGACACCGCGGTGACCTGAATGTGGGGCTGCGGCCACGGCCTACCGACCGGCTCGCCGTTGGCGTCCCACCCGGCAAACAGCACCGGACCTGCAGCTTGGGCGCAGATGTCCGCAGAGGTCAGCGGCCCCTTGCCCCATTTCTGGGGGCGGACCAGCACCGACCCGTTGTAAACGAACGGCGCCGACGGCTTCTCCGGGTCATCGACCGCGTCGGGCCACAGCCGGTACTCCCACAGCAGCCAGTTCAGCTGCTCATCGGTGAGCACGAACCGCTCGCCGGCGAGATGCCGGTCCGGGATCGCGCACGACGCTTCGATCCAGTCAGCGACGAGATACCCGAGCGTCGGGAACTCGCCCTCGTGCTCAGGCCCCCGCCAGGGCACTGGTATCGACCGCCTTCACACGCCGGGTCCGCGGAGTCGACGCCACCTCGTCGCGCTTGTCCGCGAGCTCGTC